AGACGATTGCACGACAAGAGAACTAACAGAAAGAGAAACATATTTTATTGAAATAACTGAAAATTGTGTTAATACATTAATATCAAATGCAACAAAGAAAATAAATTACAAAGGTGATAAAGAGGATATGTTAGCCTTTCATAAAGAATACCATAAAGAATATAAAAAAGAATATAGGCGAAAGAAAATGATAAAGTCAATGATAAAAACAATAATAGAGGATATAATAGTTGATGTATGTAAGTAATAATTGTGATAGTTATAATGGTTGTATTTTTTTGGTTTATGGCTTTATTATCTTTACTTTCATATTTTTTCATTCAATTTAATTATTTTACTATCCATATTTTTTTCGTTTTTGTTGTCTTTTTGTTCTAAATAAATAACTAAATTTTACTTAAAGAAATATTAAATATAGTATTAATATAAAATGGAGGAAATTTATAAATCAATTGATGGATACGATTATGAAGTTAGTAATATTGGCAATGTTCGAAACAAACATACATGTAGAATTTTAAAACAAACAATCAATAATCATGGATATAATAGTATTAGTTTATATAAAAATAAGATTAAGAAAACCTTTGAAATTCATAGAATAGTTGCTAATGCATTTATTGAGAATACTGATAATAAACCATGCGTTGATCATATTGATAATAATAAATTAAATAACATTGTATCTAATTTAAGATTTGCGACAATTAAAGAGAACAATAGAAATACAAGAATTTCTAAACGAAATACATCTGGCATCAAAGGAGTTTCGTTTAGTAAATGCAATAATAAATGGGAATCTTACATATATATTGACGGAATTAAAAAAGGGTTAGGATATTTCAACAATATTGATGATGCGAAAAAGGCACGAGTTGATGCTGTAAATAGATTATTCGGCGACTATGTAAATGCATGTGAAAGAATTTAAGTATCACCATAAAATATTTTTAGCATAATATGATGCAATACCTTTATTAGTTTTATGTCTTTTATAATATAATTCTTTTCGTTTATTAGCATATTCAATACCATATTTCAAAACATAATTTGGATAGTCTAAAAAATTGATATCGCCAATTGAAACAATTTTTACGCCATTTTTATAAACATCTATTTTTTTATTCTTTTGTGTTGATGCTTTTAATTCAACACATAATAATTTTGCTTTGTGATAACTATAATCAGTTATTCTATACATATAATTATGTATGTAGAAAAAAAATATTCCTAAAGCATTTTTTTTTATACATCGTGAAATGCGTTAGGAACAATGCTTTAGGAACATTTATATATACATATATATATATTACATGTATAAAATTATATGCAATTATGTTATATATTAATAATTTTCTGGATTTTTCTATTCATAATATATTATGAAATTATACAAAATTATATATAAAAGCGATATATAATGAACATAATATATGTATATCATGTTTCTATATAAAACCGACATCACAATAGTATATATTAAAGAACACTTACAAATATATTAATAAATATGCTATAAGATAACACTAATTATAGTTAATATTGATATATATTAAATAGATATATAAAATGTTCTAAAATAAATTTAAATAATATAGAAAATTAAAATCACTTAAAGAAAATTATTATATAATATTAATATATAGAAAGAAAAATGCAAATTGAAAATACTAATGTAAAATGCTATGAATTTAAAACGATTGTTGAATTGAGAGATTACATAGATAAAACTGATACAGGAAAAGCAAATCATTTTTATGAACATGTAAAAGAAGATATTAAATTGAGTTTTAGTAGTGGAAAGAAAGTTGTATTTTTTTACTATGACAATGTAAATAAGTTATGGGTTGAAAGCACTGAGCAATGTTATAGAACATTTGTATGTTATTATTTTGATAATACCATAAAATATATTGTGGATAAATGCAAACCGCATATAGATTTCAAAGACTTAAAAGTTGTTGAAGCATTATTACAAAGAATGGATAAAACGGCATTTCATAACACAATCATTGATAGATGCAATGGTTTATTACAAGATGACACATTTATAACCAAACTGAATAATAACCCGCATTATTTCGCAATAAGAGATGGAAAGAAAATTAATTTACAAACATTAGAAATAACTGATAGAACAAAAGATGATTATTTTTATACATTCAGTGATGTTGCATATGTAGAAGAAACGCCTAACGCAAACAAGTTTTTTAATTCAATTCAACCAAACGAGGAAAATAGAGAATATTTAAGAAAATGTATGGGGTATAATTTAACTGGTGATACAACGGCACAAGTATTTTTTATTTGGTATGGTTCTGGAGCAAATGGTAAAAGTGAATTGGGTAATTTAATGCAAAAAATATTAGGTAATTTATATGAGGTAGTAAATCCATCTGTATTTGTAAAAACAAGCGGTGATGAAGATAAACCTAAGCCCTTTATTATGGCATTAATGAATAAAAGAATGGGGGTAATGAGTGAAGGAGATACTGGTGATAATATTGAATTTAACAACTCACAAGTAAAGAGAATATCTGGCGAAGAAACCATAAAAGAAAGAAGTTTATTTAAAGAACCGATAGAGTTTAAGATTTATATTAAATTAAATATGCTTACTAACTTTGTTCCTAATTTAGATGCTGACCCTGCAATAGTAAGAAGATTAAAATATATTTATTTTGATAGTGAATTTAAACATAAACCTGATAAATCAAAGTCTAATGAATTTCTGAGAGATGAGCAGTTTATTAATGACTTAAAAAAATATCATATGGATGAGGTATTTAGTTGGGTTGTCAAAGGTTCAAAAGAGTATTATAAAACTAAATCAATTGAAATGACTGAAGAATTTAAAGATAGAACAACAATGATATTACAATCGGATGATAGTATTGAGGCATTTATTAAGCATCATTTAATAATTACTAATGACGCGAAAGAATATATTAGAAAAGGTGATATATTTAGAGCATATGAGGCATACTGTGATGGTAGCCATGGAACGGTTCAGAAAAAAAAGAGAAATGTGTTATTTCAAAGATTAGATAATATTTTAAAGAAAGACCCTAAAGAAAAAAATACATTAGATGGGTATGATATTTATAGAAAAGTTAAATTCAATATTAAGAATAGTAAAGATAAAACTGAAACTAAAAAAGCAATAATAAATGATGAAAATGAAGAATTAGAAGATGAAAATAAGGCTTTAAAAATAGAATTAATTAATATGACAAATAAATATGAAAACCTAAATATGAAATGTAATAAAGCATTAGGAGAAGAATATGATTTAGAATTAAATAGAATGGTTGCAATCAATGAAAAATTAGTGAAAGTTAATGAATTATTAGATTTTTTTAAACAACACAAACAAAATGAAAATTCTAAGTTGATTGAAATAAAAGAGCCTATTATAACTGAATTGATTGAAAAAAAAGAGCCTTATATAACTGATGATGGAATTGATTTAGATAAAGTGGTTAATGAACTATCTGAATTTGACTTTTTAGATTTTGCTATTAATTGTAAAGATAAGACACCTTATAAACTTGATGTTGATGTTATTGACAATACAAAAATGGCTATTGATGATAATGATGATGATAATGATAATAATGATGATGATAATGAAGATGATAATGAAGATGAGTATGATGAAGATGAGTATGATGAGGATGATAATAATAACAGTGATAGATTTAAATTAATAAAAGGCAGTAGATTGGAAGATGTATATGATAATCTTTTGATGAATAATTGATGTTAAAGAAAATAATTAATAATTTGTTTTTAAATTGTAGTTAAATTAAATAATGGTTTTAATTTAATGAAGAATGCATAAAGTATATAAATAATGCTTTGGAATATTTTAGAAATCTATAAAAATGTTGCAATTTATTTTTATAATTTACTTAAAGAAATTATTATATATAGTAATAATATAAGATTAATTATGAATAATTATAATGTTCTATCAGTTGATCAAGTTAAAAAAGTTAGTAATCAAACAAAATTTACGTTGCAGTTTAGTAAAAAGAACAAAACACCTATAAGTAAAGAAGAGATTAGAGTATTATTAAGAGGAATAGAAAATAAATATCATAACAAAGAATTAATGACATGTGTTAGAGGATTGAGTAATGCTAATAAATGGTCTATGTTAAAAAATCCAAAAGAGAAGCAGTTAATATTTGATAAAATAGATAGTTATTGGGAGCAAATAGTAGGGGGTAATGACGATGAACACGCTGATAATATAATTAAGAAAGCAAGTGGTATTTTTTGTATTCAAATAACCATATATGTTAGTGAAGTAAAAAATTTAATTAATATTGCAAATAATAAAAATAAAAACACTTAAAGATTTTTTATATATAGTAATAATATAATATAGAAATGTCAAAAATTAAAAATCAAAATCAAAAACCTAAACAAATTGGAGCATATCCATTTATCATTTACTATCAAAAGAACGATGGAGTTTATAGAGGATATTATAATAAAGATAAAGCAATAAATGATTATGATAAACTACCAAAAGAAATACATATTTACAAAATGAGAGATATTAAAAACAATAATGGACAAAGTATTTATAAGGCTAATGACGATGATTTAATGAATTATGTTAAAAAGTTTTATTGTGATTTTATGATATTGAGAGATGATAAAGAGTTAAATTTTAATTATACATCATGTCAAAGTGATAATGGAGCAATTAAACAATTATACTATAAATTACAGGGTTATGGGATAACACAACATGAAATAATTAATATTCATGAAAGTATATGGATAAATAATTGTTCTAATAATGCATTACAATATTGTAAAAAGGGAGTATATGAAAATGTATATTCTTATGATTTTTCATTTAACCATCCAAAATTATTAGCATCTGATGAATTTAATATACCAACAAAACAAGGACAAGAATATATATTAAATGAAATACCAAATGAATTACAATATGGTTATTATAGAATGAAAGTAAATTTTACTAATAAATCTATTCAATACAAAGTATTTAGAATATCGGATGATAATATTTATACTAATTATGATATTGAATTATTGAGAGAATTACAAACAAAATATAATGTAGAAATAGAATATCATTTAATTATGGATGATAAACCAAATGCATACTTATATGGTAATGATTGTTTAGTAGCAGGACATAAATTATTTGGAAAATGGTATAATAAAATGAATAATTTAAGACAAAAATATAAAGATAATTATTTAATAAAACATTTATCATCTAAACTTTGGGGGGTTTTCAGCCAAAATATTAAGATATGTATTAGTGAGGATGATATAGATGAAAAGGGTTTAGATATCGGTAATGAAAACCATGATTATTTAATTAGTAAATTGATTAATAGAAAAACTCATACATATTATGAATTGATTGACACTAAGAAGCCATTTAGATATAATATAAGATTGAAACCATTTATTACAAGTTTAGCAAGAAAGAATACGGCTTTATTAGCGATGAAAAATATAGATAATGTTGTTCGTATCCATACGGATAGTGTTAGTTTCATTGAACCGTTAGATAGTGAAATAGTAATATCATATGGTAATTTAAAATTTGAACATAAAAGTTCAGGTAGTAATATTGAATGGATAAATGTAAATGAAATGACACGTTTGTAAATATTTTTTTGTTATTATAGATTATAAAATGGATATCTTAACTGATTTTATAATTTATTTAGATTTTTATTTTTATTTACTTAAAGAAATATTATATATAATTATTATATAGTAAGAAATGGTCAATTATCAAAATTCTAAGATTTATAAAATTGTTGATAATACAAACGGTAATGTATATATTGGTTCAACGTGTAAAATACTTTATGAAAGATTAGCACAACATGGATACGATTATAAAAGGTATTTGGATGGTAATTATCATTTTGTTACATCATTCAAAATATTAGAAAAAAACAATTATGAAATTGAATTAATTGAGTTATGTCCATGTAATAGTAAAATTGAATTACATAAACGAGAGAGATATTATATTGAAACAATTGAATGTATAAATAAAAACATACCTTCAAGAACAAAACAAGAATCTCAAAATGAAAAACATAATTGTGAATGCGGTGGTAAATATACTATCAGTAATAAAGTACAACATTTTAAATCATCAAAGCATCAACAATATTGTCAATTAATTACGCTTTCATAAGTTCATGTTCAGTATAACTAACATTAGGTAAACCATCAAGAACATATCTATAATATGGCGGACCATGCATATATTGAATTATAATAATTTCTTTAGGGTCTCTATTATACGTGTAATCCCCAACCCTAAATTTTGCGGTCGGTTGTTTCTTATTTAAAGCGTTTCGTGGATATTCTAATTTGTAATATACCATATCCCCTTCCTTAAATTTAGCTGGTTGTTCAATTTCAATAATTTTATTATTAATCTTTTTTTTAATTATTTTCGGATTAAAAGGTGGATATTTATATTTATACGGGTCAATAGGTAAGTCTTTATTACGTATTTCATTAAGTTTTTCTCTAACTTCAGGGATTATTTCAACCCAATTTTTATAAACTTTTTTAGTTATTTCTTCTTTATGGTTCATGTATCCATTAAATAAACGGGCAAGTTGTTTGTTCAAAGCTTCAACATTAGACATTTGTTGATGCCTATAAGCCATAGTAGTTTTTTGTAATATATCATGCTCGTACAGCCATTTATGAAATACGCCTTTAAATTCACGACCGCCGTCAGTTTGTATTGATATTTCAGGTTGTTTAACATAATCACGTTTGAAACATTTTAACATGGCACGCAAAACGGTATCAGGTTCTTTATTTTTAATCGCTTCTATATCAAATTTATCAGTTGCTAAATCAACAATAACAAAACAATATTTAAAACCAAATCGGGCAGTAGGTAAAAAAAGTAAATCACACATCATATTATAATTTTCAATTAAAACGGTTCCATCTTTTACAGAGTTAAATGTTCTATCTTTATTAACACGCTTATTAAACTTTTCATTAATATTTAAATCAGCTAATAGATTTTTAAATTTAGACGGCATAACTATAATATTAAAACATAATAAAATATTATTAAATAAAAAATAAAAAATATATATATAGAAAAAAATATACTTAAAGAATATTTATTATCTAATATTATAATATAGAGAATGACTGAAAATAAAAGATACATTAATATTAATTCTGATAAAAAAAGTAAAAAAGCAACATTAGCAAAACAATTAGGGGGGAGAAAAAGTAAATATCATAATAAATATTATTTTAGAAATACCAATGACGAAATAGAAAAATTATTTAAGAAATATGGCGAAATAAAAAAGATATATTTAGAATATATCCCTTTTTTTTCTAAAAGTCGTAATTATGATTATAACAATGGTTTATTTTATAATAAGAGACTTGAAAAGCCTTATATTTTCAACGATAAAACTAAATTATATGTAGATATGATGCAAATATTACAATCTAAAGATAATTTTATAAATGGATATAAAACATTTCATTTTAGTGATGATGAAATTAATAATAAAATTAGAAAAAATAGGGTTATTCTATATCATGAAGATCAGATAAAAGAAATAAATATGTTTAAGAGAAATAACATTTTTTCACCAAAGTTATTAAAAAATAATATCAAAATTATAAATAACACAATATCAAAATATGAAATTGAACATGAATATGAACATGAATATGAATTTAATAGATATGAAACTAATAGTTCTTGCATAGTTGATAGGTTAAAATATTATATAATAGAGACTATACAAAACAAAAATATTGTATTAGAAGATATATTACTTAACCATCAAAAGAGACATTTTAAAAAAGAAGTCAATAAAGAATTAATTGAGAAAGTATGGCATCCAAAACGATTTAATTTTTGGAAAAATTATGATGATATGTTTATTGAATTAGAAGAGCAATAAACTAATTTTTAATTTTATTTTATTTTAAAAATATATTTAATTATATTTTTAAAAAAATAAAAAATATATAGAAATAAAAAATACTTAAAGAATATTTATTATCTAACATTATAATATATATAATGTCAAATAATAAAAGATATATAATAGTTCCATCCATATATAAAAAATATGTAAAAGAATACGGGATGAAATTCGATTGGCGATGTAAAAGATGGTATTTAGAAAGCGACCATGTAGGTATTGGTTTTTATACTTTTGCAAAAAGAAAATTAAAAATAGAAACATATGAAAAATTAATTCATAAAAATTTAACTGACAATGAAAGAGAGTGTTATACAAATTGTGATAGTTTAGAAGACCTTAAAAATTATGAGTTAAGAGAAAAAGTATATAATATAATTCATGATTATCTAAGTTTAGAATAAATAATAATAAAATAAAATAAAATAAAATTAAATAAATTATATATTTAAAGAATAAAATATATAGTAATATTATATTAAATGAGTTATAAAGATAAAGAAAAACAAAAAGAATACAACAAAAAATATTATGAACTAAACAAAACAAAAATATTATGTCAAGTATTAGAAAAAAAAGAATGTCCATATTGTAATAGAAAAATAAACCATCAAAATATGAGTAAACATAGTAAAACAAAATATTGTATAAAAAACACTAAAGTTGTTGAAGATATAGAACAACATTAATATTCGTCGTCGTCATTTTTAATTTTAATAAAATTGTTAAAGTTAATTGAGAATTTTTTATTTGTATCAGGGTTATTAATATCAATTTTTAAAAAGTTCATAGGTTTTTTAGTTGCATCCATATATAATTTTTCAAATATTTTATCATCATCAATACCTAAACCGCCCGTATCTTTCATAATCATATTGATATCACGTTTGGCACTTAATTTAACTAATAATAAAAAGCCTAATTGTTGTCTGATTAATTTTGGTATTGCATAATATGATTGTGATATAATAATAATTGAAACCCCGTTCGAGCATTTGCGGCCGCGGATAGCATATTCCATTATTTTACTTTGGTTTTTTTCTACAACTTGGTCGTCAAAAATCATTAAATGTTGTTTCCCTTTTTCAATTTTATTAGGGGCTGGCACATCATCCAATGATGTAAAAAAGGATATATTTTTACTTTTTAATTTTTTGTCTAATAGTTCATACAATGGTTCGCTTTCTTTATATACAACGGTTATATGCCCAAATGTTCCACTACTTAATGCAATAAAATTTAATAAACAATTTGTTTTCCCGCTACCTGATGCCCCCACGATTGCACATCTGAAGGGATGAGCCATATTTACTTTATTATAATTAGGATTGTAATATTTTGTTTTCAATTCATCAATTTCTTTTAATTCATAAAAATTAATTATATCATTACTCATTGTTATATATATTTAACTTAGATATTTTATTAATATATTATTATTTAATTTTATATTACTTAAAGAAAAAAGAATATAAAAGAATATAAAAGAACATGCCAAATTATCAAAACGGTAAAATTTACAAAATTGTTGATAGAACGAATGATAATGTTTATGTCGGTTCAACTGTTTTAACATTACTTAGCCAAAGACTTACAAAACACAAATCGGACTATAATTGCTGGTTAAGCAAAAATATTAATAAAGGATATTTAACATCATTTGAAATAATCAAAAATAATGATTTTTATATTGAATTAATTGAATTGTACCCTTGTAGTTGTGTTGATGAATTACGACAACGAGAAGGTTATTATATTAAATTATTAGAATGTGTTAATAAAAATATTGCGGGTAGAAATAAAAAAGATAGTGATAAAAATTATCGCATTAATAATGATATAGAAATAAAAATAAAGAAAAAGACTTATAGAGATAATAATAAAGATAAAATTAAAAATCATAATAAAATTTATTACGAATCAAATAAAGACACTTTCCATACAAAATCTAAATCTTATTATGAAGAAAATAAAAATGAATTGATTATAAAATCTAAAAAGTATTATGATGAAAACAAAGAGCAAATCTCACAAAAAAGCAAAGAAAAAATAAAATGTGTCTGTGGTTTTGAATGCGTAAAAGTAAATTTACAAAGGCATATTAAAACAAAAAAGCATTTAAAACTAATCAACGAAAAAGCAATTATTTAACTTAGATATTTTATTAATATATTATCATTAAATTTTGTATTATCCTCAAACATATTTATATAATCATTACATTTTTCATGCAATGATTTTCTTTTACTATTTTTTACAAACTTTAAAAGTCCAATACAAAACCAACCACATAATACGCTTTTTAAATTTTGAACAATGAAATTATTAAATGGAACTTTACCGTAATGATGTAATATGAAATTATACACTTGTTCGGGTGGACACGCACCGAATGAATCGAAATAAAAAACATCAGTTTTGGTTAATATCAAACAACACCAATGTGAGCCGTTCTGGTTGCTATTTTCTAAATTAACAATCCAATTACCTAAACTTAATGTGTTAATCTCATCTTTCATAATGACATTTTGTAATGGTATTTTCATTGACTTGCATATATCAATAATATCAATATTTGACAATGGTTTTTTAAAATTATGAGATTGTGTAATTGATGCACCAAATGCTAATATATCAGCTTTTGCACCTAAACTGGTTACGAAATT